TAACTGCTATATTCTGAATTTGCATGTGCGATACAACGAACATAAATAGTTCCGTCGTATTCTACCCATCCTGCTGTCGCAGTCCAATCTAAATCATAGTCAGTTTGATTTGACGCACTAGTTATCTTTGCATCATAGTCTGATGTCGTTGGTGTTCTTGCTGAAGAACCTTTGTTGTATGTAAAGTATAAATCAGTTGTATACTCACTAGTAAATGAAACGTCTATCTGAACATCATTATTATCTCTATCCCAGTTTGCTGTAGTCTCGCCATCTAATGAAAACGAATCTAATTCAACATATTCTGAACCTTCTTTTTCGAATGCTCCTATGTCATCAGCTGTTTGTTGTGGTCTTGTTACTCCGTCAAAATCTACTGCTGGCGCATATGTCGCTGAACCTGCATCAATACAAGGTGAACCTGAACCTAATGAGAAATCACCAGTTGGTGCACTTGTAAACAATTGGTCAGTTATTACTGCACTTGTACCTCGTGTTGTCGTCGAATCTGAATGCCACCCAACATAAACGCCACCGCCATCACGCCTATAAAATGAATTATGTGATAATGTCATATCAGACAAATTTGATTGCGAAAATTGCATTACATAATACGACTCAAATGTGCTGCATGCATTATTTGCAATTATTAAATCTGTAAAGAAATCTCCGTTACAATCAAGCTTAATCGCTGGATTCTCTACTGTATAAACTGTATTGCTGTAAAATTCAATGTCGTTATATACTGGAGTCTCGCCAGCATAAGACCAAATGACATATCCTCTACCGCTTTCTGTCATATTCAATACATTGTTATACATCGTTATGTTCGAAACAATTGATGTATCTCCGCCAATCGTTGCAAATCCTGCACTACCATTACCCCATACAGTATTATCGTAACATGTAATATTATCCATATCTACGTTATCAATTACGTACATATAAATCGCAAGATTATCAGTGTATTCAGTATTATTATTTGTCGTGTTGATATAATTATCTTTAACTACACCATCATCGCAACCATCATTTAAAAATATGCAGTTACGACCACATTTGTAGATTGTATTGTTCTCAACTGAAAATTCTTCAGTATCTCGAAGATATATTGCACCACCAGCTGCAGATTCGCCATTTGGCCAACTACATGTATTGTTGATTGTACAATTTTCAATACTGATATCTCTGATATCGTAAGTACTTAATTCATAGAAATAAACTGCTGAATCTCCAGAATCTTGTAATTTGCAATTCTTAATTGTGATGTTATCAGTATCATATCTAAACAATAATAGTTCGCTGTTTGAATCGCGAATAGTTAAATTATCAAAGATTAAATGTGACATCCAATTAAGTTCGAATGGGATTTGATTATCGCCGTCTATGATTGCTTCTCCAGTGCCATTACCCATGATTGTTATAGGATTTCCTGCTGTACCTTCATCTAATTGTGTTATTGTAATATGTGTATTCGGATAAGTATCTCCATTAACACGTAATGTATCTCCAGCACTCAACATTGTACAAGCATATGAAAGTGTCTTAAATGGTTCTGCCATTGTCCCTGGGTCAGAATCGCTGCCATCAGTATAATCGACATAATAAGTTGTCGCACCAACTGGAGGCAATTCACCATCATCCATTAGTATAATGCCACCACTCATTACGCTTCCTGTTGCTAATAATGCAACTAATGTTTTCTTATGTGTTTTGAAGAATGAATAAATCTCATTTCTGTAATAGAACAAAACTACAATTGCGATTGCTATGATTGTTAATTCTAAATACATAATATCAACTCGTATATCCTGAAATATCGATAATGTATGTGTCTGAAATACTACTCACATGTTGTATTGAATAGTTTTCGACGTATATCGATAATGACGTGTCACGTTTTTCTGGACAATTTGATAACTCTACAGACAATGTATTTGAATCATCTGTCGTAGTATCATAGTGTTCGATTTGTCCTAATGCTGTTGAAATCGTTCCAATCCTTCCTGCATATTTGATTTGGTCGTACAAACAGTCCTTTGTAACTGCAGGAACAATAAATGATAGACCAATACTAAAGTTATGACCAGTGTTATACCCAATCGGGCTTAACTCATAACCCCAAGTTGCTCCAACTAATGTGCTATCATTTGAAGTCATTGCATTATTCAATGATGTTCCTGTACGTTCATTGCATTTCCAATGATATAATGGTGTTGTTTGAGGTCTTGAATTATTTGCCAAACTATCGATGTCTGATGCGCTTAATGCAGTATTGTATATTTTGATATCATCGATTCGACCATCGTAATAAGTATCTCCTGAAAGAGGATATCCAACACGCAACTTATCTCGTCCTGAAGATAATGCGCTTAATGCTTGACTTGTATATGCCTCTCTTGAACCGTCGACATAAATGCTTTTTTCATTGTTTACTGCGTCGTATACAAATGCAATGTGATGCCAGTCACCAGTCCCTATCGTTGGAGTTGCTAATGTGTATGCTGTCCCTGTATTGTTCGACCTTGTTGTCCAATCAGTTCCAGTTAACGTATTTTGTTTGTAAGTTGTGTATGATTCGTTCCAAATAGTGTCAGTTGATTCGAACGTATCCGGTCGAGCCCATAATGAAATTGTGAATGTAGAAAGACCTGCTACACTTTCATTCGAGTCAAATTCGATATAATCGTTGTTTCCATCGAATGTCAAGTAGTATCTATTATCATTAACCGTCATGTATATACCCTCTCTAGCGCACGATACGCGGTGATAGAAGCACTTTAACGCCCTGCCCTATATGTTACCATTAGGATAGCGTTATTCACGTACCTCTCTTGTTAAAACAGCGATTTCTCGTGCAATATCATAGTCAAGTGCTCCAAACTGGATAGTTGTGTAAAAACCTGCGTTTGTTATGTTATGTGCGTATTGAACAATTTGGAATTTCTCATTTGTAATTCCTATGTTCGGAAGATTTAAAGTAAATTGTTCTGCTACATCAATATCTAGTTTTCCGTTGATTGTAATTGAACCTCGTTTCTTTGGATACGAATATTCTGTTAAGATACGACCAGCTAATAACTCAGCATCAGCAGTTGTCGTAATATTATCATCTGTCAACTTATACGTATACGTGCCATATTCGTTTATTGAAACTGAATCAGTTGTCGTAACTGACACACTACTGCCAACTACTGTTACGTGATTTCTCAATGATGAATCATCTTCAGTTATTGAAGAAAGTCCTAAAACGTCAGATTCATTGATTGTAAATTGTGAAGCATCTGAAACTTCGAAATAATGGAATGGAAATTCAGTTGCACGTTTTACCATTAACGCAAGTGAAACGATTGTTTCTTCTAATGTTCGATACAATTCTTGAACAACAGAACTATCATCATTGCAAACGACTGTCTCAGTGAATGTCTGTGGACTTAATGTAACAACGACAAAGCCCCAAAGTACTTGATATACTCCACCCCCGCCAGGGACGAATCTGAATACGTATCCATCTCCAGAATCACAAAAGTATATTGATGAAGTATCTGAAACTAATGATTGTCCAGCAGAAGTATGTGCATTATGCAACATTCCAGTTGTAACATAATCAGTCTTAGTGATATAGAAATCTGCTGAGTTAACGACATTTGCATATGTATAGAATTTTTGTAATCTAGCTAAATTTGGAAATAATGTTCCAGTGTCAACCCAATCCCATTCATATACATTATCCAATTGATTGCCATCTGCATAACTACGCCATTCAGTCGTACCACCTAACATGATAGATTCGCCAGATGTATCAGGTACGAACGTGATTCCTAATGCAATTTCTCCTCTTGAACATAAATTAGTCAATTTGTAATTAACTAAATCGCCAGCATCTACATGAACTTCATTTGTAGTATCAGCTTTTTGATATTCATCATTTTGAACTGTAACTGTTAATGCAGTGTCAGAACCATTAACTCGTAATACAACAGTTGCGTAATCATCCAATTGGTCAGTATCAGCATATAAGTTTTTGAATGTACCAGACGTTGGCATTGGTCTTTGCATATTAACTTCAGACGTACCGCCAATCTCTGAATCCATATCTCCAAGAATTGCTGCATAGTGAGGAGTCATCCACCATAAAATGCGCCATCTATGATAAGCACATAATACTTGTGCACAATTAGTGTTTGACGACTGAAATCTATAGTTCCACATAAATGTTGAAGACGAGCCAGAACCTGCAGGAACAACCCTACAACGGTCGCCAGCTGAAACAGAAACTGTGTCTGATGTATTTTGTTTATACTGAGCTGTTGAATGTAATCCTGTAACGCCTGCTGTTTCTGCTCCATCAACATTCTCAAAATAGAGGTCGCAAGTCGAAGCTGTTGAGTTCACTGACGCCTCAAAAAAAGATATTGTTCCATCGTCAGGAATAACAGAATATGATGAGATTGAGACTCTATCGTGACCCATTGCTGCAAACGGATATCCATAGTTTATAGACGCACCCGTTGAAATACTATGTGCCATTATTCACCTCTATTACCAATATAATACCGATATCCATCTAACTCTGCTAATCTCTGAAATGCTGAACCTAATGTAATCTCGTTAAATACGATTGATGTGATTGTAGCACCATCAGTCGAACTAACGGATGTATGTGTAATTGTTGAAGGAGCATACGTGTCAAGTAAGTCCTTAACAATGTAACCAGATTTTTTATTAGTGTATGTTTTATTAGCATCTGTTAGATATCGTTCTACTTCAAACGTATTACCTATGCAGTTGACAGCCATCTTAATTGCGCCACCAACATATGACTTTTGTGTCTGAGAAATGAATCCTTCGAACACAATTTCGTTATCAATATAAATGTCAATATAATTCCCTACAACAAGAAATGAATACCGATTCTTATTTTTATCAGTATAATCAAATGATGCTGTTTGGAACTTCTGTTGGATAGAACTTGTGATGTCTATCTTCTCAGTTGTCTTATCAGAAGGAACAATGTCGAATGAGATTGTTCCTTTTACTGTAATTTTCCATGTCGTCATAACTGCCTTGCCCCAGCACACCGTGAACGTTGTTGCATCTCACGCATAAATTCGTCATAATTCTGTACGCCATGAACATGAATTGGACCATTGAATTGAGGACCATTATGACCTCTTGCGAAGTTAAATCTACTTGGGTCGTATCCTTGATACATCCACGGATTCCAACCGCCATAGCTAGCACCGCCAGGCCACTCATTTGGCGGTCCGTTATGACCCATATGAGGATACCTTAAACTTGAACGCTCTCCAGTTTCAGTAACTCCTGCAGGTGCATTACCAAATCTTGCAGCATCTTTAACTACATCTCTCATTACCTCTGGGAATATAGGTAAGATTTCTCTTAAGATGTTTGCTCCTCTATAACGATTTGGACCTGACATCGGAATAACTGCTTCAGGACCTGCTTCACCAACCATACCAATTACTGGTCTAGTCGTAAATGAAGAACCCATTCTAAAGATGTTAGTTCCCGCCTGCATCATATTTCCCCAATTGTATAAGCCACCATAATATGCGCCAAAGATACCGCCACCTGCTAATAATTCAAGACCGCCCATTGGCCCAGGAGTCGTAACCTTCTTCGTATTGTTTTTCGAACCTTTAAAGTATGTGTCTAATATATCTTGTGCAGATTTAGTCTTCGACTTAGACGAAGATTTTGACTTAGCGTCGTCTGGGTTATTTTTCTCCCACGTATCAATAGTGCTTTTGACGTTACTCATGTCGCCTGGCGTTCCACTACCTTCTTTACAAGAAACTGGAACTGGGATACAAGGTGGCTCTGGGAATTTAGGCCATTTAAATCCTGAAACTTTACTAGCAATAGTTGTTAATACTTTCCCAAGAGGAGTATCATACGCTTTGCCTAAAATCAATTGGAAATTTGAACCATCTGGGACTGCTCCTTCCATCGATGTATTCATATCAGTTACTGCTGTTTCTCCAATTGATGCTAATGTCGCTAATAATAATTCAGTTGGAGTAATGTAACCATTTTGAAATGCAGCTACAAGAACTGGTCCGTTAACTAAGATTTCGCCTTCTGAAGTTGTGAAGAAAACGCCTAAATCAATTAAACGTTGTGTATATGACGCAGCTTCTGCAGCATTGATATCAATACCCATTTGAGTTGCTAATGATACCATACTAGCAGAAAATGTATCAAAGTCTCCTTCGTAAATGCCAGTATAATTGTTTAATTCTTCAAGACTCAATCCATAATGAGTTTGTAAGATTGCTAACTGCTCTGCAGTCATCGTTTCAGTTCCACCAACTAAGAACTGTGTAAATGCATCGAACGCTTGTTTTTCAATCTCCATTGCATCGATACGTTCTTGCACTTTAACTGTAGCGTTTTCAGTTAACTCATTATTTGATTCAGTAATTGCAATGTTATTTTCTAATTTATTTATTCTCAATTCATCGTTCGCAAGTTTTAACTCAGCGATACGTGCTTTTTCTTTGTCTGTTAATTCGCGCCCTTGAGAATCTGCTTCAAAACGAATCTTCATTATTTCGAGATTGTTTTTCTGCATATCTAATGCATAAGCTGCATTTTCGTCTTTGAGTATTTGAATTTCAGCTGCAAGATTTTGACAAGCAATAACAGCGTTTTGTAATTCTGTGTCGAATATTGTAGTTGCATCAATAGATTCCCATGTCGCCATTGACATCTCTGAGAGGTCAGACGACAATTGAAGATAATCTAAATTACCCATTGCAGTTTCGACATTACCCATTTCATCATACTGAACTGCAAGCGCTTCAGTAAATTCTTGCATCTTGCCGTCAGTATCTGCAACTTCAGCACCAAGATTTCCTATAGCATCAAGAAAACCATATATTGGAAAGATGCCTTTTGTAAAAGCGTCAGACGCACCAGCAAGAACATCTCCAACTGGTCCGCCAATGTTTTCTTGGATAGTTTGAGGGAATGTTCCAACAGCGTTTATGATTTCTGCGAATCCAATCTTAACTTCTTCGAACCAAAGTTTCCAACCAACGGTTGCTTCGCCAAGTTCGACTTGTTGTGCTTCTAAGACTGCAGACATTTGCTCCATCTTAAATGCATCTGTCTCCATAACTTTCGCTAATGCGTCTTCTGTTGCATTAGCACTATCAGTAACGTCTTCTAAAACAATGTTTAGTTCTTCGCCACCATCTTTTAATAATGCTGTTACACCAGTAGTTGCTCTGATGTTAGGGAATAATTTTGCGAATGCATCTGAGTTGCCTTCAGTCTTCTCTGCAACTTCAGTTAAGAATGGTACTAATCCTTTTGCTTGTAATGCTGCTGCATTAAACTCAATTCCTAATTCAGCTGCTGCTTTCTTTGCAGACTCAGTTGGTTTGAGAATGCTATTAAGAATTGCTCTTAAATATGTAACTGCGTTAGTTGTTTGGATACCACCTCTGGTCATCACAACTAATGCTGAATTAACTTCTTCTAACGATACACCCATTGCTGCTGCTAACGACGTAACTGTACCCAATGATGCTCCTAATTCACTAATCGTTGTTTTACCTAAACGAACAGTTTCAAATAAGATATCACTGACTCTACCAGCGTTAGTTGCAGACATACCATATGCGTTAATAATTGATGTCAATAAGTCGACAGTTGTTGCTGTATCACTCATACCACCAGTTGCTAATGCTGTCGCAACTGTTAATACATGCATTGCATTTTCTGCCTCAATTGAAGCAGATATGACTTGATACAAACCTTCTGTCAATGTATCGAGTGATTGTCCAGAAGCAGTTGATAAATCTAAAAGACTTTGTTTATAAGAATCAATAACAGAAGTGTCACTTAACAATGTAGCAACTTCTGACAGACCCTTTTCAAATCTGAGATATAAGTCGATACTATCACTAATGTATTGGCCTAAACCTTGAATTGCCCCAATTGCAGCTGTGATACCTATGTTCATTGCTGCAAATGCTGCACCCATTGCGAGACCTTGAGTGGTCATACCGGCAAGACCAGATGTCATTGTCTTTAGAGGCCCTGTCATACCATCCTTTGCTGTAAACAGTGCTTCGAATACTCCTAATCCTGCCATATTAACCACCTTTTTGTTTTATGAAATTATCAACAAAATTCATCTCTGTTTTTGTCGCCCTACGTATACTCGTTTTTCCTTTCGGACCTTCATGCATGTCTTTTATCGTTCTAAACAAACCATAAAAGTCGTTCATACATAATGAGTCTATCTCAGACAACGGACATTTAAACTCAAACGATAAGCGCCATCGCATCTTGTCGAAACCATGCACTACTTCTGCGTCTGTTTCTGAGCTGCTGCCGCTGCCATTTGCTGCGCTAATGTCGGCAACGTTCCACGAAAATTTGCAGCATTCTTAGCCCAAAGACCTTGTATGAAGTTAAGGAAATCGGAATATTCCCAATTGATAATATCTTCTTCAACGATACTGCCATCTATGCGTCTTAACACTTGATATGCTAATGTAACGCTTGCTTCTAATTCTTTTTCGTTTGCATCTGTTACTGCTGCTCGTTTCTTTTGCATTGCGCGTACGTCTGATACTGTAATAAGAGGAACTTCAAACTTTTTGCCTCCATTAACAAATGGAATACTAAACTCAGTTTGAGGTTCTATCTGAACATCTTCTTCTTTTGTTTCCACAAAATTGCCTCCTGTAAATAAGTAAACATTTAACGTTATTAACTGCTGTCATTAATCTGCGATTGCTAATGACGGAATCTTACCAGTAAATGGTACAGATGTCATCACAACTGACGCAGATGAGTCCATTGGAACATCGATGTTATTGAGAATTGCGCCTGTTATCTTAATCTTTGGAGCACTTGCTGCTACAGAACCAAAATAAAGTTCCATATCATATGCTGAACGATTAACTACTTCAGACCAATATCCAAGTCCACCATCTGTCAAACAGACATTAACTGTTCCGGTACAACTTCTGATACCAGGGATAGCGTTTATGATTGTCGTGTTTCCAATATCACGAACCTCTTGAAGACCGTTGTTAATTGTAATTGACGCTGAGCCAACAATGTAACCCCAATCTGCTGCTCCGTTTCTCTTGAATGAACCACCAACGTAGTTCCACGGTTGTGTGCCAATTGCTGATGCTGCGGCAGTAACTGTTATTGAGCTTGAAACTTCGACGTCTTTAACAGACCAATCAATTGAAACGTTAACAGGTCCATCTTCTGAAACTTCGATGCTAGCGCTTTTTGCCTTACAACCTTTCAAATTGAAATAAGTTGATGTGTCTTGGTCTTTGCCAACTCCGACTTCAAATGCAACACTTGATAAATCTGCGTTAGAACGAGTAACTGCATGATAAAGAATACAATCAGTTGAAGAGAAAACTCTGTCAGCTAAGTATGTAGTCGTTATACCATACATTTTAGTACTATCTACGAACGCATTGATATCTGGAGAATTAATATTATGAACTTCTCCTAATGATGCTCTTGAATGTGTCAGTTTGACATCTTGAACATTGTTTGCTAATAAAAGCACTGTGTCGTCAGATGCACAACCTTCACCATAAGTCGTTTCAACCTTGTACGCAATCTGTCCCTGAAAACCTAATGTATATGCCATAAAGTCACCTTTATAATTTTCTTACGTAATTACATTAACTTATATTGCCGTAAGCACGCATGCCAACGATTCTTCTGACGCCTAAAGTCTGTTTAAGAGCATCCAAGTCTCTCGCATTAATGCATTCGACAAAATCACAACCAGATATAGATGTTTGACTGGCACGTATCGCATCTTCAATTTGATTAGATATCTCCATCTTAACAGGTTCTGCTTGCCATCTATCATCTTTAACAACAAATATGTGTGCGTCGATTAAAGCAATTGGCTTTCGTCTCGTCGCACCAATATTTGCATTAACTGATACAGAAGATATCAATGATAACAAAATCATCATTGGATTCGATAAACCAAGTTTACCGCCTTCCTCAAAATTTGTTACTTGTTCTTCCCAAAGATAAACGCCCATCTCATGTTCAGTACCGTGTGTGTCATGAAAAATCATTCCTTCTTCACTTTGCCCATCTGGTTTATATGCTCGTAAAATATCTCTGATTTCTTCTCTTGGGTCAAACATTTATGTCACTCCTGTCGCTTTAATTTGAATATCCGCATTTGCGATTGCTTCTTCACATGCCGGCCTCAAAAACGGCTGAGGTCGTTGTCCTAAGACATATTTGACACGTACCCATTGACCACCAATTTGAAAAGTTAAAAAAGAACCTTGCTTTGGTCGTATTGGGTCGCCACTTGCACCGGGGCCAGTCCCGTATATACCACTGCCAAATTCGACAGCCCATGCATACGATAAAGGCGAACCTACTGCAAATGTATAGTCGTTAACTTTGTTCATATATATTGAACGCTTTAAAGCACCAGTCAAATGAGGCGCTTTTAATTTCGCCAAATCTCTTGCCTGTTGCGCTATTTGTTCAATACCTTTAGACATTATCTCTTTAGTGATGTTTTCAAATACAGCAAGTAATGATGCTATATTTGGAAATGAAACGTTAAACATTTATTGATTCACTATTTTCCATTGTCTAACATCTGGCAAATAACTTCTCAATATGTCCTTTGCTTCGCATTCCCATTTTTTGAATGCTGTGAATGGGTCGCTTTCCTCGCCTGCCATTTTTTGTGTTACCCACGCTTCACGTGTCAGACCCAATCTCCTCTGTTGAACTCTAGCTTCAGAACCAATTTTTGCTGCAATTAACATAATAGTTGCTTGAACAACTGCCTCGTCATCACTATTTAGAGACACACCATATTTCTTGTTAACGGTATATTCAACTGCCTTTATTTTGGCGAGAAGGTTGGGTGACTCATATTCATCCTCAGACAAACGTGGTTGAAAAAATGTTCTAACTTTTTCTTCTGTTACTATTTGTGGTGAGTATGCCATTAGTCGTCACCTCTTCTCTCTTTATGTGTGATATTATACTGCCTTCCTTCAAAGACAGATTGTAAAACATAAGTACGTGAATCAAAGCGTCCTCCACCTTCCGCACCTTCAATATCTGCATACTCTTTATCGTTATCTGAAAGATTCCGATTATCTGTAAACCCGACATTTCTAGTTTGGTAGTATTTTTCTGATAAATATTTTCCAGAATTTCTAGATGTAAGCATCACTATAACCTTAAACTTGTATAGTACATGCCGCGTTTGCTTGCAAGTAGTTAACGTCGTATCTCATTGACACAACGGCTCCTTGAAGGTCACGTCGGACATCAGCGAACTTTTTAGTAGTAAGGTCACGTCGCATTGCGATACCACCTGCTTTCTTGGAATCAAGTACCATTGCCATTTTATTGTCGGCACTTCCGCCCCAAGTTGCAGTTCCATTTGAAACGACATCGCAGAGGTGAGCTTTAAGTCCAAAAATAGGGAAGACTTTACCAGTTTTTAAGGTACTGTCAGTTCCTGCATATGCTGTATAGACAAGATTTGAATCTGTCATTAACCCATACCATGCTTGTGATGCCATAACAAGTGTATCTGGTCTGTAACCATTTCCTTGTAATGCTTTGCATGCTGCTGCAAGATATGTTACACTACACGCGTTGCCGGCTGTATCGACATTGCTACCAGCATTATCCATGATGGTATCAATTGCATCTCTGTTCAATCTCATTTCGCAAGCAAGTGCTGCATTCTCGACTTCCATGTTAATGACGTCATAAAGACCATCTTCAACAAGTTCTTCGGAAATTTCTGCTGCTTGTGAGATTTTGTAAGTAGTGAAGGTTCGTTTTGAGTAATCCATTTCTGCTGCAGGTGAACTTGCACCTTCTCCAACTTTAGTAGCATAAGTTGCTGCTGGTCGTAATGGCCAATCAAATGCATTAGTTTTAATGCGAATGAGTGGAAGCCACTGTCGAGCAGACATTGCAGGTTTTGCTCCTTCGAGAACAGTCTTTGAAAATTCTGTTTGAATAAGAGTCGTTGACTCTACTCCTTCTGTTTGTAAAAGTTTACGAAGTTCGGGAGTCATTGAATTTAAAGCCCTATCTCGTTCAGTTGAATCTTGTTCTAAATTGTATGCTAAAAGTTTTCT